CTTGCGGTGATGACCCTTATGGCCATGAACCTTGCCGCCGTGCTTGGCCCCGTGCTCCTTAGCCTCGTGCATCACGTTGGAGCGTTCGGCATTGTAAGGCGTAGCGCCACCAACGTTTTTCTTATGGACCTTGTGACGGTGAGCCATATCTTGGTTCCTTCTTAGAAGTTGCTGAACTGGGCAAAGCCGAACAATGGCGAGGCCGCCACATCCGAAGACCCGACAGAAGCCGCCGATTGAGCGGTGATTTGCTGCCTGATCGTAAGCCTTACACCAGTTCCGTTGGCAATGGTCGCCGAGGTCCCATTGGAGACGAAGGCGGCGCTTGCCGCATAAGTACCACGGACATCCGGGGTTGTCGCTGTCATCGCCAGGGACGACCCGATAGTCGCATTAGCGGAAGTCAGGACAACAAGGCTGGGAGCCAGAAAGGTTGTCGATACGGTAACAACCGTGTTGGCAAGGTTGGTGGCCAGCAAGGGGAAGCCAAAGACATCCTGGAACCCAACTCTGACGCCAGTGGCGCTGATGGTTGTGGCCGTGGACGGCGTGACCGATACCAGATACTTGAACGCCTTCTTGCCGACGCCGGTGCCGGACGATGTGGTCGAGGCCAGAATGGTCTCGGTCATCTTGAAGCCGTACATATCCCGGCCGTTGACGATGTACTGTTCGGTGTTGGCATTCGAGCCGTTAAGGACTGAGATAGAGCGCCCAGTCCCGCCGGCAGGATTCCACAGCCCGACAGACCCAGCCTGGCCAAAGCTCAGGACCATGGCCGTGCTGTCGATAGCGATGACGGAGACCGTCAGGCCGCTCTCGGGTGCGGTAATGGTCGTCAGGAACGTCCCGCTAGTCGAGTTCGCCGCAAGTGTCAGCGGCGTACCGGCGACCGGCGCGACAGTAGAGCCGACGATGGCGCTGCTGTTGGCGGCGTAGGGGATGTAATCCACCAAACCGACTTGGCCGTATATTCCGGCAATCCTACTCCCGACTGCGTCGCCGGGGCTGTAGTTGTAGGCAGGACGCGGGTCCAGAAGAGCGGAGCCCAGATCGAACAGATTCGGAGCCCGCTCCTCGTTGTACTCGGTCACTTGGCCGGTCGAGGTAGTGGTAACGCCGTAAGTAACCTGCGGGCCAGAGATTGCGGTGATGCCCATTATGTTCTCCTGTCAGCCTTTCCGGGATGTCCCCTAGCTTGTCGGGAAGGTCCCGTATGCGGCACGCCAGTCGTAGTAGGTCGGCACATACCGCTGGTAGCCCTTGACCAGGAGGTTGTCCGTGGTGAACTCCACCGACATATCCATCTCGAAGGGCTTGCGATTGAAGAAGACCAGCCCATCGTGATTGGTAAGGATGAACCACGCGAAGCTCGAAGTCAGGTAATCCCAGACCATGAATCCTTCCTTGAGGGATTCGTTCATGCCAAGGACTGCGTTGACATCGTTCTGCGCCGTGCCAGGCCGAAGCTCGGAACGGAAGAGGCGGAGCGCGATGGGCTCAAGGTTCGGTGGCACAACGCACTTGCGGCCACGAGCGTGGATCTTGAGGCCGGCGTTGTCCCGCCAGGTCGAGCGAATCGTAATCAGGCCGTTGAGCAGCGACGTTTCGTTGAGGTCAACGTCGGGGGTCGGCTGATTAGGAATGCTGGCGAACGGAGCATCAATCGGATGCCCGGCTGAGCTGAAGAGAGCGACACCATCGCCCTGGACAGCGGCGTTGAAGGTAGTGCCCGTGTTGAACACGTTGGCGGCATAGAGTTCCTCAGTTTCCTTAAAGGACTCCATGAGGCCGTCGTTCGACGGGCCGAATTCAGACTTGTAGAGGTTGTCGTCGATGGCCTTGCGGGTGATCGCATAGCCGAGGCCAATCTCGAAGTGCTCGGCATTGTAGACGAAGCGCTGGCCGGCGCCGTTGTCGAAGGCAGTAGGTGCGCCCTCCTGCTTCAACTGAGCAAAGCCCAGGTAGCGCATCGCTACGCGTCTCTCCAAGGCCATGTTCGAATTGATCTGCCGATAGATCTTCGGCCATTGCCGCTCGATCATCGGGTACTTGCCCGAGATGCCCCACAAGCCAGGAAGCAGGAGGTCGCGGATCTGCGCTAATGCCACAGGCATGGAATTCTCCTAAGCCCGCTCTCCTGAAGCACGGTAGGACCTGCCCTACTCTCGTGGAATGCTTTCAGGACCTTCAAGAACCTCATTACGAAGTCAGACCGGTGATGTTCCGGCGGATACAGTTGTTCAGTTGAACAACCATAATCTGAAGCCCCTCGGCGCCCGAGGAAGTCCCGTTCACGCCGGGTGGGGCATAGTTTTGGTAGACGTCCACGACCTTGAAGAACGAGTTGGACGAGAGACCAGTAACTGCCGATGACAGCAGGGCCTGGATGCTCTGGCCAGTCGTCTGGTTCCCAAGGGATGAGCCAGTCAAGGTGGGGGCGATGCTGTACCCAATGCAGCTAGTGCCGAGAACAGAAGCAGAGGTCCCCTGAGCAATGTAAAGCTGCTCTGGGTTGGTGCAGACATAGGCGTCTACCGGGGCGCTGGATGTCCCCAGGTTGCCTGGGAAGAAGGGACTCCAGACCGTGCGGGCCACTGTGGGGCTGAAGAACTTACAGCCAAGAAAGACACCGACTGTCGCGCTCGTGGCAGTAATGCCAAGAGCAGAGGAAACCACCGTAATGGCTCCTACTGCGACAGAGCTTTGAGCGACCACATCACCTGTGAAGTACAGGTTGGTGTCGCTGGCGTTGATGGTGAGGCGGTCAAACCCGGCCGTCGGGGCAGTGCCCTCACGTTGGCCGAACTGACGGAATCCGAATGGTGCAGCTACGTTCGCCATGGATGGCTCCATTTCGACTCCGACTGCGCGTGCAGTCTTTGTCGCGGTTGGCCATCAAGGCGCTTGACGGAGTAGGCTTTAGGGGGCGCCCCTACGCCTTCATACGAAGGCGATCGACTTATTCGGTACTCTCCTTCGAGACGACTTAATCCTCTGGGACTTCAACCCGCTCGAAGGATTTATTTATTCTATTCGAATTTACAGCGGAAGGGTGACGCGCGTCAAGTGCTATCGGAAGGTCGCCATAGCGCAGCGCCGCCTCCTTGATGGCGACCTGCTCTCTGGCCATGCGCTTATCACGCTCCCTGGCCTTCCTCGACAACTCCAAAGGCCGCGCCATTAGCACTAGGCCACGGACAGTAATCTCGTTGGGGTCGCCCCTCTTCATGAACTTCCCGTCGAATCGGCCGTCAAAATCCTCTTGGTGGACGGGGGTCCAGCCCTTGCGTTCGAACTCGGCCCGGTGCTGGTGGTCCGCTTGGCCAAAGACCTCGCTGGTAACCCACAGAAGATCCATGCCCTCGGGGATAAGCGACCTGTCGATATGCAACAGATCCGGCGCATCCTGCTCGTTCGGGTCAACACTTGCCCAATTGGGGGCGGCCCGCATCTTGTGCTGGACCTTGGGCGCCTGCTTGGCCTCGACCTTCGGCTCGGGATTCTTACGGGGGCGGCCAGGTTTGCGTTTAACCGGCTGAGCTTCTGCTTCTTCGGTCATCGACGCTCTCCATAATCTCCATTCATTTTATGCTGGGCAAGCTTCTGTTTTTGCTTGGCATATTCGACATCGGTAATGCCGGCGATCTTCGCGAATTCCTGTTCCTCGGGGCTCAACCTGACCTTGGATGAAGCTCTCTGACCCGTGCTTGTCTGGGTTTCGCGGCTGACGGGGGCGCTCACGATAGCTGCACTCCGGTCTGTCGTATGGGTAACCACCTCGGGCTCATCATTGGGTTCCTCTGGCTTAGGCAGGCTGCCGATAGACCTGAGAGTATTCTCAATTTCCGGGAGATAGCCCGGCATCCCAGGCTGAAGTCCAGCCAGCCTAACCTGCTCATCTGCGTACCTTAAAGCACTTTGCTTCCTTGGGTCAGTAAGATAATCCCGGTGCGCCCTAAGCCAGTCTTTCTCGGCATTCGGTAGATTGAAGCCGTCGATTGGGTCGGCGGAGGTAGATCTGGGTTGCGGGGCTACCGGAGGCGGCTCCTTCTTACGCTGCTCAATCTCTTCCTTGCCAAGTTCCAGCCCGGCCAGCCGCGCCTCAGCACGAGTCATGCGACGCTGGGCCTCGCCGGCAGCAGAATTATCGCCGGCATTAAGCGCGGCCACATAGTCAGACTGCGCCATATCGGCTTCGGCCTTAGCCGCAGCTATAGCATTGCCGACAACGGCTTCTTCCTGCTCCTGGTTTGTTTTCTTGTATCTCTCAATTTCGCCGGCATGAGTCTGTGCTTGCCGAAGCGCATCCTCGCGCTCCTGCGCCATGCGGCGACCGTATTCGCGCTGCAATTCCTCCGACTTTTTAAGGTCGGCGATCTGCTTCTGGAGGGCGAGTGTAGCCTCGTCAGGCTCCGGTGGAAGGAGCTGTTCCTTGCTTTTGTCTACCTCTACGACTTGGGTGTCGAGCAAGAGCGGCTTCGGCGAAGGAGTCTCGCCATTGACATCCGTAAGCCGCACGCTGTCGGTATCCAGCTCCGGGGACTGGAATAGGCCCTGCTCCTTCGGCGGAGGCGGCTCGGGTATCGGACGCAGTCTCGGCATCTATGGACTCCTAGAATACCATCTGTGGGTCTTCAACAGTCATGCGGATATTCACATCCCGCACTAGACGACACGGATACCCATTGATTGTCAATGCCTTGGCGTCGCCAATAAAGTAGACAGCCCAATCATAGAGCAGAGGGATCTCGGTAAATTTGAAGTCCGGCGTATCCTCAAAGGCGTCGTGGCCGAATTTGAGAATCAGGCCAACTTTACCCTGCCAGACATCCTCTTCGACATTAGAATCTGGCCTGATTATCCCGCCAGAAGTCTTCTCTGGACGAATATAGGTGCCGATAAGAACATCATCCCTGAAGATATGTAAGTCGGTAAGATCGCCGACTTCCTTGATAATGGCCTGCTTCGGGTTGGCGGCAGTCGATATGATACCAATGGCCCTACGCGGAGTAACAACGCTCATCCCTCTATCTCCATTTCTACATCCTCGGCAAGCTTGATAGCCGCCGCCAGCCCCCTGATATAGCCCACCGCCTCCCGATAGACTTCGTGATTTAACATCCGGCCGAGGATAATCTCTTTCCCGGCCTTGTTCATCTCCTCGTCGATTTTTGCTCTAAGATTGGCGTGGAATCGACCTATCGCCATTAGCCTTTTCTCTTTCTCTTTTGAATAGCAGCCTTCTCTAGACGGCCCTCACCAGAGTCACCGCCGGCAGTCATCCCAACCTTCCCGCCACGCTTCATCATGCCGGGTGGGCGAGGAGGCATCCCTGGGGGCATGCCAGGAGGGCCACCCATAGGCATACCCATCGGGGGCCTGGGAGGAAGTCCCGGAGGCCCGCCGGCGAGGGCACCACCCGGAGGGAGGGCCGGGGGTGGACCGCCAGGGCCACCGGGGGGCAGTCCCATGGGGCCTCCGGGCGCCATGGCATTATCCGGGGGATGCTTGCCATGGTGTCCGACGATAGCGATGTTGACCTGAGTCCCGTGCTTCTTGGCGTGGCCGCCACGAGCATATTTATTCAAACGTCCACCGCGCTTCTCGCCATGAACGCCTTCGTGAGCCTCATGCTCCGCGAGCATGTGGGCGAAGAGCTTCTTGTCGGCGGCGGCATCGGAGTGGGCGTGACCGCCAGTCTTCATGATGTGGCCGACCCGCTTGCGGGAGGCACTGTGGGCACGGTGCTCGTGGTGGGGGTGGGCCATGGTTATAGTCCTCGTCCTCTTCGCCAGGCGTTGCCTTTGTCGAAGTTGCCTTGCGGGTAGTTAGTGGCCGTCTCGTTCTTGCAGGTAGGCTCCCCGGAGGCAGAGCCACGAACCCAGCCAGAAGCGTCATTATTATACTTGGTGTCGTGGCGGTCTTCGATGTCCTGCGGCTCGTTGCTCCGCTCTACTTTTTCCTCAGGCATCGCGGTGACCCTTCTTCTCGGTGGGAATGTCAGAGTCATACTTATGGGCCAGGTTACGGCCCATTTCCATATGCCCGTGCTCGCTCTTCGGCCCTGGCTGGCTATACCGGTCAAGGGCTGTCTGGCGGCCGTGCTCGTCTTGGGCTTGAACTTTAGCCATAAGTCGCTCCTGTGGTGCGGTACTCTCGCTGAGGACGGCTCACTTCTTAGTAGCAGGTTTCTTCACCTTCGCCAACTGCCTGGCAGCCTCGACCTTAGCCATGTTCAGGTCGTGGGCGTGTTGCAGCTTGGTCTGATGCTCTTCACGGGCATGCTCCATCTTCATCTTATGTTCTTCTGCTGTTCTATCCATATCGGCCCGGTGCCGCTCGTGATCCATGGCAATTTCCTGGGCTGTCTTAATTCGCCCTCCATGCACCTCGTGCAGAGAGCTAATTGCGTCGTGCTGGAGTTCCTGCTGATGAGCGGCGTGATCGAGTTGCATCTTGTGCACCGATTCGGCTGAGTCTCGCTGTAAGTCATGGGCATGGATGATCTGCTCCTGCTGGATTCTCATATTCTCTAACTGAAGCTTCATCTGCTCGATGCGCTCTCTCGATGCCCGCTCCTGGGCCTTATCCTGAGTACTGGCCTGAAGCTCGGCGGCTTTGATCTGGGTCTGTAGCTGCAAGATTTGCATCTTGCCCTGCTCAGCCTGTGCCTTGGCCTGGACCGCCGCCATCCTCGGGTCGGGCGGGGGTGCCGCCGGCTGCGCTGCGAACAGTCCCGTCGGGTCGATGTCTACGATTCGCATAATCCGCATATCGACAGCCTGGGCGTCGTAGAGCGCCGGATTCCCCTGCTGGAGCTGCTTGATTGCCATGGCCTTGGCAATCCGGTGCAGGCTCGTCGGGTTATTCGGGTCGGCTACCGGGACCAGGTCGTTGTGCTCAAGCGCCTCGATGAACTGGTCCTTCTCCCACTGGATGGTGGGCTTCTTGTTATGGCGCCAGAAGGCTTCGGGGTCATCCTGGAAACGCTCCTTCAGGAGCTTGAATTCTTCTGCTTGTGATGCGTGAAGACGCTTGTGAGCCGAATCAATAACCTTGGATGCCTGCTCGATAAGCGCAAGAGTTGTCCCCACCGGCGCATCCTGCTTGCCTTCACCGACAGAGATGTCCCCGGTGGCAGCAAGCTTTCGTCCACCCTCCTCCATGTGTTGGATGAAGGCCGTAAAACTGGGACCTGGCTCTTTATAGGGAAGTGGCATAACAGCGTCTTGTAGGCGTTGCTGCGCTCCGACATCTATCCCTACTCCTCCGCCGGGAGGTACCCGGAACTGGTTGGTATTTTGCCGGCCCACACCCTTGGCATAGAGGAAGCCAGGAAAGCAGTTGAACATGCCGGCGTCGAGCATCTCACGATAGGCAGCAGTGAGGGCGTTGGTAAGATTGCCCAAAAGATGAATGAACCCAAGACCATAGAAGCCAAGACCACGAATGAATGGAAATTGGACGAAGAACTGCTTGGCGATACACTGTTCATCATCCTCTCTCCAGTTGCGGCGTAGATCCAGTATCTTCTTGCTTTCCTTCTCGATAGTCACCCGATATGGCAGCGGCACCCCTTTGCCCTTGAACTGCTTAGGCGCAAACTCGTCGAGGTCCAGTTCGCAGTAGCATTCGTAAATCTCGTGGTCCTGGTCCTGTGGCCGAGTATAGGAAGGATTGATTCCCTCAACCTCCTCCTTCTTCATATCGACCGCGTTCTTCAGCGGCACTGACGGCTGCGGTATCTCTATGTCCAGGTAAACGCCGAGAATCTGCATCCGGCGCAGCACCGACTTCCGCATGAAGATACGGTGCGTCACTCTGCCGCTGTTCTGCATGTCGGTGCAGTGGTTGGAGATAATCAGGTCTTCGGCATCGACACTCTCGGAGACCGGCCGCCGACGAATCGGGCAGTTGAAGACCTTCTTGAAGCCATCACCACCGAGACCGATAAGGAATAACATCCTATCGGTATCGGGAACATACTCGGTAGCTATGCTGGTCAGGTAATGGTTCATATCTTTCTCAAGCGCCTGAGAAAGAATGTCTTTGCCGGCAAGGCTGTCGGCGATGTCCTGCGCCGCATTGCTTGGCCCTGGAGCAGGGGTCATCGGCGGCGCCTTGTCGTCCGCGGACGGGAGCGCTGCCGGCGGGGCTACCGGAGGCGGTGGAGAATCGTTGCGGACCTTGACTGGTCCAGAGGCGGGTAGAAGGTTGCCCCGCGCAGTAGCCT